TAGGACTGGAACGACAGAGAGTTCTATGATATAGTTAACCTTCGGGTGACACTAACAGTGTCATGGGCTCGCGGTATTACCGTCGAACTGATGGGATGAGTGCGTCTTGCAGTCAAGTCAGTACTCCAAAAGAGTCCCACCAAAGATTTAGGTCTGGTAGTCCTTCTAGGACTTCAGACAGGAGATTGAATTTTCGGAATTTACCGTTTTCTTCCAACTCGTACGACGGACCCAGCCACACTAATTGCTGGGGTTCCCGTAACTGCAATGCAGTTCGTAGGGTTTCTAATTCAAGGGTGCATTCCCCTTTATAAAAGTGGTCATACACTCGATTGAATCTCTCTTTGAGAGGCACCGTCTTATAGAGACGGGGCTTGAAATCCCCGGAGAGCATACTTTTAAAAAGTATGGGTCTCTGGAAGGATGTAATGACATCCTTTACGTATCTCCACCCAGCCTTAAATATAGGCTGAGTGGCGAATCTAGTGCTTTGTGCACTAAATTCGATTCCAAAGTCTTGACATAAGTCTTTGAAATCTCGAGTTGTTAGATTGGGTAAAATCATATTTATAATACGCCCTTGTGCGTCTTCTTCGTCCTTTTCGGACATTAAGACGCCTCTGTGGTTTCGTTTAGTTAAAAACTTACGGAACTCACTCACTTCCTCGTCCTTTTTCCCGTTTGCTACATCTATGATGAGCGATTTGGTAAAGGAAGGGATCCTTTGACAGAGTATCTCGTCTTCGGATCCGTCAGGTAATCGTAGGTTTAAGCCTCCGAACCTGGGTGGAAGGAAAAGGTGCCAGTATGTGCTTGAAGTACGTTCTGGCATCATTGGACCCATTCTTTGAAAGAATCGGTCCCTAACCAGCGATATCTCCTTTGGAGAATAACCCGCTGCTTGGGCATAGTATAAATACTTACTTAAATCTCGACCCTTAGATATAGCGGAGTTTGATTCATCTTGTGAGTCAACTACGCGCGAGTGTGGTGATACGAGCCTTACTTTAAAAGTGAAGACTCGTGGGCTCCTTAGATAATCCTCATATCTATGAAGATTTCTAGGTTGCCAGTCACCGTGTATCTTTGATACATCGATGACTCTCTCGCAATACTTAACAGCTCTTCTAGAGGTTCCATGCTTCTCTTTTGAGATGCATGCTCCGTATCGGAGGTATTGCGATGTAATTTCGTCAAGGTACTGCTGAGGTCCATATGCTATATGGTCATCCCCAGCTACGGCATAAGCTCGTATAAAATGTTCCTTGAACGGAGAAGATAGGTATTTTTGGTACGCTATCCTCTCCATGCAAACTGCGAAGAGAACTAAGATAGTTCTGGCTATTGGCTCTCCCATAAGGACTCCGCATTTTGTTTCCCACATTCGCTCTCTTGAGTGGCATTGCCTTCCTCTTAATAAGAGGTCAAGAGTTATATCGTGGTAGATCGTGGCTAAGCCAAGACCTTCCATAAAGCTATTAAATAAGGTCGCCGCTACGGCGTGTGGTATTCTATCCGTGGCCTCTTTGAGGTCAGAGGATAGGCAAGGAAATTCCTTAGGACATTTCCTTGCATAGTTGAGCATATACATATATTGCCAACTATGGTCGGCTTTTGTCATTCCGGATCTGGCTTCAGGTAACTGAGCTAGATACGCACGAGTGACATGCCCAACGGGCATTTCCAATATTTGGAGCCACCACGGCCCAGTAGTAACTACTCGGGCCTTACCACCCGGTTCAGGTACTGTAAGTACTTTAACAGGAACCGGACCTTTGTGAGATTTATATCTCATATATGCTAGATTTATAATCTGCATACCCATAGCTTTGTCATAACCTTTAAGGTAGACATCCTTAACACCTAGGTAGGTCCCCGGGATGGGGTCCCCAAGTGTTAGTTCTGGGTCGGATAGTAAGGGAAATTCCCGACACCAAGTTCTCCAACGAGGCAGATACGCAACATCATAACATGTAGTTATGAGGTCGTACCTTTCATCCTTCACTGGTACAGTTAGAAGGAAAGGTTTCAGGTCATCTAAGATTTCCTGAAGTCTGCCACCCTCCGCTTTACTTTTTAAGTAAGAGGCGGACTGAGATAGTGAGATGTGAGCTTTCGACATGGCTCCGGGTCCCGCTTTGCGGCACTCTTTGCCAAGGCTGTAAGCGGCCGATTTCAAATCGGCCTCTCCTCCCTCGGACCATACGAAATCCCTGGTGGAATTTTCGTAAAAAGTCTGAAGAGACTTTATCTCTGTCTTTTTCCCTGCACAGGGGAATTGACGGGTTGAGATGAGGTGACCTAACATTGTTAGGTCCCTCTTAGAAAGCTCCTCAACACTTAATAAGTGTTGGATTGGGGGTAGGTTTGATAATCTACTGAAGATATTATTGGAGCTAAGCTTAGCTTCCTCAATCGTCTTCATCCGAGTTACTCGGACCCATATGTGGTTGGTATATTCTTTCCACATAGTTACGACTAGATCTTCATTGAACATACTAGTCTGTAATATATTTCTCACTATCTTATGCAAGGTTCGTGAGCAGGTTTTACCTTGCTCATCGAAGAACAGAGGGCTTGCTAAAAGCAAGGAGTCAATGACTCCATGAACTTGTTGTTCAGCCCTTCGGACTCTTGATACTTCTCTTTTTGAGAAGATCTCTGCCGCTTTGCGGGAGAATCCGAGATAGGTCATTAACCTATTCTGTAACTTGCGGTGATAGTTGGCTAACTTGTTGTTAGTATTCCAGTCCAACAATCCATTAATAATGGACGCGTTTCGCGATGGTAAGATATAATCACCATTTGTTGGGTAGTAGCGTGGGAGATAGATTCTATCTACTCCGTTGCTTCGATAGAACTCACCTGTTTCGTCCCTAGGGATCGAAATTAAGCGATGAGATTCTAGATCGTCGTTCTTCATCT